AACGCATGCCGCTTGACAGATGTTGGGCGGCATGTTATTTTATATGTGTTAACAAAGGAGGACAAATGTTTAACAGAGAAAATATTAGCGCTCAAATAGCTCAGAGTATAGATGAAATCATCAAAGACCTGCAATCTCAACCACCAGTTGAGTCCATGTCTGAAAAGGCTCTTCGCAATGAGTGGATCAACAACTATGCTATGGGTCGTATTACTAAAGCTGAGTTTGACTCTGATGAGAAATACGATCACTGGATAAGCACCATGGATGAACGTAGACAAGAAGAGCTACAACAAGCAATCAAGACAAAACAGTTTCTGATTGAGCAAAACAAAATTATCGATAGACTCAAAGCTAACGCCCCAACATTAGAGGTTGGCGATGTTGTTTGCCTACACCCAGAAACCGAAGGTGACTCAAGTAATGTTGGAACCGTTACTTGGGTTATGGAGTCTGGCTCTAAAAAAGGAAAGCTTCTTTACGTTCTTTGGGGGCACACACAAAAAGAAGAGAAAATGTCCTCTTGGGAACTTACTAAAATTTCTTGACAACACAAACACAACACATTACATTATAATCATGGAGGACAACATGAATTATCGATTAGGCTATGCCTGTATAAATATGGAACTATCGGCTCTGAAGCCAAAGGTTTCAACCAACCGTACAATGCGTAAGAAGACTTTTCAAGAGAAAGGTATTGATTATGCTTCTGAGCTAATACTACAGAACGTGCGAGATCTAAAGACAATCCTTGAATGGAATGTCGCAAACGGGATTACGTTTTTTCGTATGTCCTCCGAAATATTCCCTTGGGCTTCCGAGTATGCCCTTGAGGATCTACCTGACTTTCAGGCTATTGAGGAAATTCTATTTGATTGTGGCTTGTATGCAGAAGAGCACGGTATCCGTCTCACAATGCACCCTGGCCCATTCAACAAGCTTTGTTCACCGAACGAGCAAGTTGTCCTCAATACCATTCGCGATCTGGAGATCCATGGTCGACTTATGGACTTGTTGTGCCAACCGCGCACACCGCAAGCAAAACTAAACATCCATGTAGGAGGAGCATACAATGATAAACCTATGGCCCTTGCTAACTTTTGCAAGAACTTTGCCCGACTATCAGAAGCTGTACGGTCTAGACTGACTGTGGAGAATGACGATAAAGAGAGTTTATATTCAACTAAAGAGTTGTACGATGGTGTATTCAAAAAGATAGGCATCCCCATCGTGCATGACTACCACCATCATACCCTATGTACAGGTGGTATGTCGCAACAGGATGCCGTTGATTTGGCTCTTCAAACATGGGGCGATGTTGTCCCTGTCGTTCACTACAGCCAGTCTCGCGCTGTCGAGCACAATGACCCCAAGATCAGGCCTCAAGCACACAGTGACTCTTACTGGGAACCAATCGATACCTTTGGTCACCGTATGGACATTATGCTTGAATGCAAGCACAAGGAGATTGGCCTATTCAAGATGCGAGAACTTATGGGGGGAAAATGAAAACATGCAGAAAATGCGGAGAAACAAAACCATTGACGGAGTTTCATAAAAAAAGTAGCGCAAAAGACGGCCATGCCAACCATTGCAAGTCGTGTGTAAAAAAATACCAACAAGAAAACAAAGAAGCAATCAATGAACGCTACAAACAGTACTATCAAAAAAACAAAGAAGCCATCGCCGAACGGAAACGCCATCACCGTGAAGAAAACAGAGAAGCATTTCTCGAACGCGAACGACGGTACAAACAAGAAAACAGAGAAGCAATCAATGAACGCCAACGACGGTACGTTGAAAAAAGAAAAACCAATCAGCCCGGTTGCGTTTATCAAATTATAAACTCCGTGAATGGAAGAGTGTATGTTGGCCAAACAACAAGAGGAGAACTTCGATGGGTCCAACACCGCAGCAGCCTCAGAGGAAATCGTCATGATAGCCCACACCTTCAAGCCGACTTTAATGAGTTTGGGGAAGATGCCTTTGAGTGGAGCATCATTCAAGAACTTCCAAAAGACAAAGAAATATTAGAACGAGAAGAAAAAAATACAATCCAAAGACTTCTTGTGGAAGGAAAAGAATTATATAATGTGAAGAAAAACTAATTTAAAAAACTTACGCACGGCCCTTGACAAAAGTTGGAGGCCGTGTTACTTTATATATGTAAGCTAAACCAAGGAGGGAAAATGCCTTACACACACTACAACCGTCATTACAATGAGTATAGACAAAAGCGTTTGGATGCAAAACCAAAACGTAATTTACCAAGTTCGGTTTATGAGCCGATCACACAAACAGTCGTAAACTTTACATGGCTGCAAAACTCAAGCACTGAGAAAGACCAAGAACTAAATGAGTTCCACTATGAACGAGCGCGAAACGCTGCCCTAACGAGGACTTTAGAAATCGAAAGAGACAGATACAAAAAGTTCGTAAATAGTCCAGTTCCGATCACAAGACCCGGAAAGACTAAATTTTCTCATGATATTTATACTAAATGTACATGGGATGAGAGAAGGAATTATATTCTTGAGGCCCATAATCCCGGGTCAATCTGTCTTGATGAGTCTATAACAAAAGAGTATAAGTTTATGACTGAGGGCAACGGTCATCACTATTGGCTAAACTCTCTAGTCAGAGTAAAAATGCGAGAAAACCAAGAAAGTGTTCTTGGTGTTGCTGGGTATTATGATGAAGTCATCGAGCTTAGGAAACAAGCTGTTAAGGATAAGAGGAAATCTCTTGCTGGAATAATTCAAAAGTTAAATAGTGGTCTCGAGCACGAAGAGGTTAGAGGTTCTGGGTGGGCAGTAGATCATCAATACTACTGCAATCGCGATATTACTTCTCAAATCTCTAAGATGCGCACTATCAATAAAGAAATCAAAGACATGGAGAAAGATCATGAGTATTTCTGCGAAGCTTTTGTTGAATCTTTTGAGGATAATGATGCAATCCATGCGTTTACAAACTCTGTGGACAAAATCAGAAAAAACAATCCCTATCTCGAACAACGACTTGCTTGGGAAAGATTGATTGATGAAGATCGTAAAATGCTATCGAAGATCGAAAGCAGACTAGATGAGCTTTGCCTTGAAAAAGATTCTTTCATTACCCACGAAGAGTTTGAAAAACTTCAGGCCCAAAGAGATATTGAGTTTCGTCGTCGTGAAGAGCGCAAAGAAGAGCTTAAGCATGCGCTTGAAGATCGTCGACAAGCCATTGAAGACAAAGAGTCTTTACGAGCTGCACAAGATAAGATGGATCGTATTCTAAAAACTAGAAAAGGTCACGGACATATGACTTCAAATCACAAAGAGAAGTATATGTATCATTCTGAAGATGAAGCGTTCCAAGCAATGGTTGATCAATATGCAAAGCATAAGAGAAAACTTGAGCCTTATTCTGTAGAGATCAGTGTTCAATATACTGCGTGGTCTCCATCTCGTCGCCGTCGATATTTTCAACATCTTGATTATGATGGCTGGTTCTTAAGAACATTTAGAGCATAAAAATAACGCACGGTCCTTGACAGAAGTTGGGGGCCGTGTTACTTTATTTACACACAACAAAACAAAGGAGATTAAATGACTAAGATTAATTTTGTAGGACTTCATGCTCACTCTGGTGTTGGATCACCATTTGACGGCTTTGGATACCCACAGGACCATATGGACTTTGCTTATGAGAATGGGTCTGAAGCGTTGGCTTTGACCGACCATGGGAACATGAACGGCTTTGCTTATCAAGTTCTTCACGCCAAGCGTATGAAGAAGCAAGGCAAGAACTTCAAGCCAATCTTTGGTGTTGAAGCATACTTCATCGAGTCTCTTAGCGACTGGAAGGTAAAGCTTGAAGAATACAAGGCAGATAAGGATAAGGCAAAGCAGATTGATAACGCTCAGTCTGGAACCACGGTTGAGAATGAAGCCGAGTCTAAAGGTGTTTCTAAGTACGATATCAATCGCAAGAGACACTTAGTTCTTGTCGCTATGAACCAAACTGGCCTGAACAATATCTTCAAGCTCGTTTCTACATCTTATTCAGGTGAGTACTTTTATCGTAAGCCACGCATTGACCTTGATCTGCTCAAAGAACATGGCGAGGGTATTATTGCTATGTCTGCGTGCCTTGGTGGTGTTTATGCTGGTTGTTACTGGGAAAACCGTGAACAAGGTGAAGCTGCTGTTCTTGAGTGTATGCGAGAGATGACCACCAAGATGTTGGATATCTTTGGCGACCGTTGGTACGGTGAGTTGCAATGGAACGGCATTCAGGAACAACATGAACTAAATCAGTATGTTATCAAAATGCACGAGGAGTTTGGTATTCCTCTAGTATCTACTTGTGACTCTCACTATCCAACGCCAACAGCATGGCAGGACCGTGAGCTTTACAAGCGTATTGGTTGGCTTGGTAAAGGTGCCCCTGAGTGGCTTGATGATAATATCCCTGACCACATCGACGAGATGGAATACGAACTGTATCCAAAGAACGGCGAACAAATGTGGGAGGACTACTTAAAATATTCTAAACAATGTGGAGTTGAATACAATGATGAGCTTATTAGGCAATCTCTTGAAGAAACGCACACAATCGCTTTTGAAAGGATTAAAGACTTTATCCCGGACAATACTGTTCGGCTACCTAACTTTGTCGTCCCGGCTGGCCACACCGCTGATAACTATCTATCACAGTTGGCTTTCGAAGGTCTTCTCAGAATCTTGGAGCAAAGAGGACTCAGAGACGATGAAGATACTCTTGCAACTTACAATGACCGCTTGGGTCATGAGTTGGGGGTTATTTCTGATCGTGGTTTTAGTCGTTACTTCCTTACTATGAAAGCAATCGTGGACAAGACTAACGAGGTTCAGCTCGCTGGTCCAGGCCGTGGTTCTGCTGCCGGCTCTCTTGTTGCATATGCCCTAGGTATTACACAAGTTGATCCTATCAAGTATGGCTTGCTGTTCTCTCGTTTCTTGCGAGCAGATGCAACTGACTATCCCGACATTGACTTTGATGTGTCTGATCCAATGACTCTCAAAGAAAAGCTCATTAATGAGTGGGGAGAGAATACTGTTGTTCCTATCTCTAACTTCAACACGCTACAGCTACGTTCTCTTATCAAGGACATATCTAAGTTCTATGATATCCCTTTTGCTGAGGTGAACAAAGTAACTGCTGTGATGATGCGTGAAGCGACAGGTCCTGCTAAGAAGCGCAGAGGTATGAAAGCGGGCATGTACACTCCTAACTTTGAAGAGGTGTGCGAGTTCTCTCCAACACTTCAGGCTTTCTTCAGAAAGTATCCTCGTGTTCAATCTCACGTTGAGGGTTTGATGGGACAGATCCGTTCAACTTCTCGTCACGCTGGTGGTGTGGTTATTGGCGAGCAGCTGGATCAGTTTATGCCCCTCATTGCATCCAAAGGTGTTCGACAGACTCCTTGGTCCGAGGGGCAGAACGTTCGCCAACTTGAACCAATGGGCTTCATCAAGTTTGATATCCTTGGTCTTGCAACCTTGAGAATGATGGAAGAGTGTATCCGTAGAATCCTTGAACGTCATCATGGTGTTGAGAACCCTACCTTCGCGGACATCAAGGAGTACTATGATACTACCCTACACCCAGACGTATTGAACCTGAATGATCAAGAAGTATATGAAAATATCTTCCATGACGGCAAGTGGGTTGGTGTATTCCAGTTCGCTGAGAGAGGAGCACAGAAGTTTGCAAAGAAAGCAAAGCCGAAGTCTATCGTTGATATTTCTGCTATCACTTCTATCTTCCGTCCCGGACCTTTGTCTGCTGGTGTGCATAATGATTATGTCCAAGCAGTTCGTGACCCTCTATCAATTAGGTATGAGAACGAGATCATGGAAGAGTTCACAAGTGAAACTCATGGGTTTCTTATCTTTCAGGAGCAAATCGCATTGTTGGCTCACCATCTTGGTAAAGATCTGGATCTTGATGATGCTAATCTGCTTCGTAAACTTCTGACCAAGAAAGGTCTTGATCCTGCAAAAGAAGCTAAGAAAGAAGAGATCTATAACAAGTTTGTCGAGGGTTGTATTGAGAAAAGTATGACTGAAGATATGGCTGATGAGCTGTGGGAGAAGTTTGAATACTTCTCTGGTTACGGCTTCAATAAGTCTCACGCTGTGTCTTACTCTCTTGTATCTTATCAGTGCGCTTGGCTTGCAACTTATTACAACGCAGAATGGTGCTGTGCGTTCTTGGATAAAGAACCAGAGACAAGAAAAGAAAAAGCTATCAACCTTGTAAAAGCTCAGGGGTATAACGTGAAGCCATTGAACATCAACACCTCTGGCCGTAACTGGACTGTCCTTGACGGAACAACTCTTGTTGCTCCCCTTACAACAATCAAAGGTCTAGGCGATGCAGCTATAGATGAGATCATAGAGAAGCGACCTTTCACCTCAGTAGAGGACTTGTTGTTTGATAAGGGTGTAGTGGCTCGGAAGCTAAACAAGAAGTCTTTGGACGCTTTATGTCGCTCTAACGCAATGACTGATCTTATTGATGAACGCTTTAGCGGTACGAAACATTTCTGGTCCGCAGTAGTAGTTGATAAGCCAAAGACTAGGAAGAAACTGAATGAGAACATTCAGAAGTACTTACCCGAAGGAGACTTTACTAGGAACGAATTCATTGAGCACATTCAAACACTTACTGGAATTTATCCACTAAGCTTGGTAGTCCCAGAGGAACTTCGCCAGAGATTCGAAAAGAAAGGCTTACCGCCGATCAGTGAATATATTGAAAGTGGTGAAGAGTTTTGTTGGTGTATTCCAATCAATGTTAACTCCAAGAAGACAAGGAATAAAAAATGGTATCACGTCATTACAGTAATCGACTCCAACTCAGTAACAACTCAGGTTCGTTGCTGGAATATTGGGAAAGATTTTAGTGACCAACCAGATGTAAATGTTCCGTATTTCTTGAAGCCAAAGTATTCTGAAGATTGGGGATTTAGTACGAGTGGCCCCATAGATGCTAGCTGGGCTAGGTTAGCATAAAATAACAACAAGCCCTTGACAAACGTCTGGGGGCTTGTTACATTTATAACAACAAGGAGGTAATATGAATGTTACTAAAGTTGGCGACTCAAGAGAGTTGCTTGAAGAGTTAGAGGACAAAACAGTTAACGTGGTGTATTTAGATCCACCATTCAACTCAAACAGAAAATACAGGCTAACATCATCTGATGATAGTGTTGGATTTGACGATATATTCTCAACTGATAGTGAGTATGTTGAACTGGTCAGTCCGATAGTAAAAGAGTGTGCTAGAATCCTAAAGAAAGATGGGTCGTTTTTCTTCCACATCTCAGCTGATCAAATGTTGATTCCGCATATGATATGTTCAAAGTATTTCAAGAAAGTTCAACCAATATTTTGGAAAAGATCAAGGTCCAAAAACAATGTAAAAACAAAAATCGGAGCTTGCACTGATGTTATTTTTTGGTGCTCACATCTTGAAAAACCTAAGTTCAACATGGTTTATCAGCCATTAGACCCTTACTATGCTGAGAACTCTTATAAGAATAAAGATAAAAGAGGAAACTATGCACTTGGGCACATTTGTTACACAAAGACTCAGGCCCCTGATCGTAAGAAAACTCCTCATCGATACTATGAAATACAACATGGCGGTAAAACATACAACCCACAGTATGGATGGAGAATGTCCAAAGAGGATCTCGAGTCTTTGATTGCGGATGATAGGATTCACTTCCCGACCAAGAGAGGTAATCCCTACAAGAAGATATATGCTCATGAATCAAAGGGCAAGCCATCAACAGATTATTGGGATGATATACACTCAATAGCAATGGGTGCAGAGGAGAGAGTATATCCTACGCAAAAACCAGTGGCTCTACTCAAAAGAATCATAGAGATGACTTCTGATGAGGGAGATGTTGTTTTAGATCCCACTGCTGGATCAGGGACAACTGGGGTTGCAGCATCACAGCTTGGTAGAGAATACATACTATTTGATATTAGTGAAGATGCTATTGAAACCTGCAAGAGGAGAATAAAAAATGAAGGATAACACTTGACATGTTTTAGTAACCATGTTATATTGTTATTATAAGAAAAGGAGGACATCATGGGATTTCGTGAAGATGGATCATCACACGTAACCGGTATCAAAAACGAAGAACAACTTCGGAAATATCTAAAGAGTGGAGCAGCAAGAAAGCTGTACCCACAGCTCTCAGAGGGACTAGATGTAATCAAAAGAGGTGGTACAACTTATAAGCAAGACCTTGAGATTATTGATAACGATACAACAATCTTAATCTCTGCTAAGAAGAAAGAAACTATTGATAAAGGTTCATTTGATTGGGTAAACTCATCATCTGCGATTAGAGATGTTGCATCCACTAGAGCGTTTGCTGAGGTTGTAAGAGGTGTCGCTGAGTCTAGACCTAAGTATGGTAGAGCAAAGCTGACGGTTCAGTCAGCTGCTTATGATGCTATCTGTAGCTTGACTTCGCAAGAGCTAACACAACTACTTGATAAGCATATCAAGCAAAAGAATGAAGATATGAAGATCATGATCACAGAGTCTAAGAGTGGTAAAAACTGGGAGTATTCTTTTTCTGATTCTCCATTGTACCAGGCCATCGGCTCAAAGACACCAGAGATTGTTCTTGGTCGAGGTGTGGACTCTGCACAGGTAAAGTTTAGAGACTCTAGCGGTAACCTGATCGACTATGGTTTGAGAGTTCGTGTTGTTACCAATAATGGTATTAGCGCTCTTATCGGCACCAGTACAGCCAACAAACGATCAGATCCGGTGATAAAGTTCCAACAGGATGATATCCCATCTTTGATCAATAGTCTTGGAAACAAAGTAAGGATGTTTTAGGAGGATATATGGAACACCTAGCAAACTGTCATGGCGAATGGAATGCCCTCATCGCCATGGCTTCATCACTACCGTTCATCGGTATTTGGGTAAAATCAAAACTAGGAGGAACAGATGAGACTAGTTGAGTTATTGGACAGAAACAGAGTGAGAGCAGTTATAAACGTTGACCATATAAGTTCATTTAGACTGGACCATGGTACGGTTTGCATTATGCTATCATCAGGTGAATCAGTGCATACTATGTTCACTACAATAGAAGCGGCGATTGATTTTATTTTTCGCGCACAGTCAGTTATATTAAATGGAGGTAATCAATGACTAGATTTGAAATGGGACTTCGCAACCCCGTAGCAGTTGTGGAACAAGCAGAGGAGCAAAAAAGTAAAGAACAGCACATGGCTGATTACATTGCTTCTATGAAAGCCCTAGAGGAGGCCATGGAGCCCTACAAGGAACAAAAGCGTGAACTAAAGGCCAACTATGTAGAGAACGGTTGGCTCACCAAGGAAGACATCAGTCTAACTGTAAAGGCGTATCGTCTGCTCAAGACAGACATTGACCTTGATCAACTGATTGATATTTACGAATCTCTGAGAAAAAAGGAGGAGAAATGAAAGTAACAAACGAAAACTCCGAGGACACACCTCTTCTAACAAAAGCAGATTTGGCCGTTGCAGCTTTTGCCTTAGCCGAGACATTCAACTCTTATCTTTTAGCCTATCAATCAGAGGATTTTGGAGAGCTATCAAAAGAGCAATATGAAACTTCACTGAATAGTTTGCGACTAGCTTTTACAAAGTTTGATGCATTTCTAAAATCAACAATGCCGGAGGAACAAAATGATTCTGAGGTATGAGAATGTTAGGCCCGGTGTGAAAGCACCAGAGCGCTCCAATCCATCTGATGCTGGGCTAGATGTATTCTATTGTCCTGAGTATGATAAGGGAGCTATCTTCATCGGACCAACGCAAACAGCAGTTCTCCCAACAGGTCTTCGGTTTGAGGTACCTCACGGCTATATGCTTGAGGTCAAGAATCGTTCATCTATGGCCGCAAAGAAGCAGCTGTTGGTCGGGGCTTGCGTTATCGACCCAGGCTACAGTGGCGAGGTCTTCATTAATCTACATAATGTAGGTATGGAGCCACAAATAATAAATACTGGTGATAAAATCGCACAACTTGTTTTATTGCCTGTATATCATTTTGAGTGTCTGGAAGTGCCTGCTGGTACTATTTATGACCGACCTGTCTGCATTTCATCTAGGGGCGCTGGTGGGTTTGGCTCTACTGGTTCTTGATGTCTCAAAACAAAAGAAAATATGTTTTCTATGGTAAAGAAGAGTATCTGGCTGAGTTTAAGTTACGGATGGAATTCCATGACTTATCACAGTCAGAGTTTCTTCGCGCCTGTGTGGAAGCAGTGGTAGCTAAAGAAGATCTTATAGAAGATTTTATTGAAGAATATAAAGAAAAGAAAGATAAAGGTAAACAGAAGAAGATGAGGAAAAAGATCCGGCAAGAACGTAACAATGCCGAGGAGCTTGTGGCTAAACTTGGACTTGACGACTCAGAGATAGAAAATATCTTCGACATCATCGCCCAAGAACACCCAGAGCTTTAAAAAAAATGGTTTTTTATTATCTGAACTTCTATTTACTGTGTATTTTAACCATTCTGTAAAGGAGAAATTATCATGGCTAAGAAAAATTTATTGAACGAAGCGCAAATCAGACGATTCCAGTCTCTTGCATCTATCCACCCAGTCAACGAAGGTAGTTACTATAACGAAGTTGCCCACAAAATGGAAGAGGAAGAAATGGAAGAGGGCAAGCACAATCCAATGGCCGAAATGGATCATGGCATGGAAGAAGAAGCCAATCCAATGGCCGAAATGGATCATGGCATGGAAGAGGGCGCTCATGAGGACGGCAAGGAAGAAGAAAAAGAAGAAGTTGATGTAGATGCTGACCTTGATGGCGATGGCGATACTGACGTTGATCTTGAAGAAGATGATGTAGAAAAGCTCGTTGCTGCCTTTGATGCTGCTATGAACGTAGTTGATAAGCTTCGTGGTGCTCTTGGAATGGGCGACGAACCAGCTGACGAACCAGCAATGGACATGGAGCCAGCACCAGAGATGGACATGGAAATGGGCGCTGAAGAAACTGAATTGATGGAAGCTTTGGCTGATGTTGATTTTGTTGGCGAACAATCAGATGTCGTTGAAGAAGTTGCTCGTCGTGTTGCAAAGCGTCTTCAAGAAGCTAAGAAAGCTCAAAAGGCTCTCAACAAAGCACTTGGAAACAAAAAATAACAATTTGTTACTTGACGTAACATTCAGAGTGTGTTAAAAATATATGGAGAGGGTAACCTCTCCATTTTTTATGGAGGAAGAATGTTATTGAATCTAGTGTGTTTCCTAATCGGATACTGCACTGCCTTACTTGTCATGTACGTTATGAGCCTAGGTGAAGCCGTTCACATACTCAGAACTGTGATGCGTAATAGTGCTTTTATACTTGCACATGTGGACCAAGTATACAAAGAGGCTCAGCTGTATCGCAGCAAAGCCATTGACGAAAGCTCATTATCGATGAGAGAGAAAATAAATAGAAAAACTCTTGACAGAAACATAATGCGCGAGATGAAGAAAGCAGCGATTAAAGGCTATTTAGATCAGTGGCCCGAGTCTTTCCAGAACCTTTTAGAGTTCAAAGATTGGGAGTCCATGATAAAGTATGTCGAAGGACAATCAAGAAAAATTAGAAGGAGACGTTATGATTAATCTAGCAAAGACCAAGAAAAAAAGCGCAGAAGAAGAGATCCCTGAAGAAGAAATGGAAGGTGATGCGCTGAATCAACAACTTCTAGAGATGTTAGGTCTCGCCGAAAACCCAGAAGCTCGCAGTATTATGTTGATGGGTGATCTAACTGAAGAAAAATCTTTGGAAATCATTACCGCACTTATCGTACTATCAGCACAAGTAAATGCTGAGACTGGGGTACCGGACCCAATCAAAATCTATGTTTCAACATATGGTGGATCTGCTGATGAAATGTTTGGTATCTATGATGTGATGAATATGTGTAAAGAAAAAGGCGTTATCATTGAGACTGTTGGTCTTGGTAAAGTAATGTCCGCTGGTACTTTGATTTTGTCTGCAGGATCAAAAGGACACAGGAAAATCGGAAAGCACACTCGTGTTATGATTCACGCTGTTGCCGGAGGTTCTATGGGCGGTCTTCACTCTATCCTCAACGAGATGGAGCAAATGAAAGGACTTCAAGACTCTTACATTCAAGCTATCTCTGATGAAACCGAGCTGAGCAAAAAGCAAGTACAAGGCCTAATTAATAGGAAAGTAAATGTCTATCTCAGCGCAGAGGAAGCTATTGAGAAAGGACTCGCAGACGGGTATATGTAATGGATAAAATCTTCTATAATGAAGGATCGGCAGCTAAACTGGGATGGACTCCTGACTGGTTTGGCTGTTCTGATTTTGATGAGGACTTGGTTGATGCAATTATCAGGTTTCAAAAAGACCACGGCTTGACCGCTGATGGATTGATGGGCCCTACAACTTATCGTCGGATCTACAATCAACGAATGGCTGAGCTTGATGAGCATCGCCCATCATCTTCCAAGATGAACAAAGAGTCCTACATCATTTACAATTCGGACTATTACCCAATCCAGTGGCCAAAGGTGAGACTATTTTTTGAAGCCGATGGATATAAACTAACAAAAGGCTTCAAGGCTTCTAGGCAAAAAAGAGATCCAAAGTTTTTTGTGTGCCATTGGGATGTTTGTCTCTCAAGCGAGACTTGTTACAAAGTTTTGAACAAGAGGGGGATTAGCGTTCAGTTTGCGATTGATAACGATGGAACTATCTATCAATTCATGGACATGAACAACATAGCTTATCACGCTGGTTCTCGTAAGTGGAATGAGCGATCCATTGGGGTTGAGATATCCAATGCTTTCTATCCTAAGTATCAGTCTTGGTATGAGAAGAAAGGTTACGGTAAAAGACCAATGGTGTGGAACGCACAGGTTCACGGTAAGAAAGTTGAAAAACATCTGGGGTTTTATCCAGTTCAGATAGAGGCGCTCCAAGCACTTATGAAAACTGTTCATACAGCCACAGGAATCCCTTTGAAGTGCCCTCTTGATAGAAAGGGCAACACTAGTACTAAAGTAAGCAAGCCGGTGGCTGACGGTCGTTTTGAGGGCTTTGTGAGCCACTATCACTTGACCAACCGAAAGATTGATTGTGCCGGCTTGGATCTCAAAAAAATACTTGGAGGAATTAAATGAAAGACCTTGTAAAAATTATGGAACAAGTTTTGATGGAAAGGTTCCCCTATGATTCAGCAAAGGATATGTGGGGCCTTGAAAACGAACCTCAACCAAACTCTAGCGAGAACCAGTTGTTCAAAAAGGTAGCTGATCAGCAACCACCAAAGGATGAGGTGACCGAACTGGATTTTGATTTTCTGCTAGCAAACCCACAAGAGATTGATGAGAAGACTCAATCTAAACTCATTGCCCTAGTCAGATCACCCAATGCACCCGATGATGTAAAGGCTAAGTCTCAAGAGGTACTGGATAACTTAGAGACAGAGATTGGAGACAAAGTAACCCAAAGACAAACAATCACCCAGCCACAGATCAGATCGGCAGCCGGACAGGTTGGAGACTTTCCGGATGAAATGAATACCATCATCGATTCTGTCTTGGGCACAAACACCGATCTGCTGGAAAGGATTAGAAAAACAAGTGAAATTTCACAGTTCTATTACGAAATCGCTAGGAACCCAGAGGGCAACTCACAAGCTCTAGCTAACAAACCAGACACAGAATTTTTGGCTGAAGTTATGTTGCTGGAGTATTTTGCTGAAATAGCTAACTCTTTCGATGTCGGAGCTGGCTCTTATTTGTTTGAGTACTACCTTGCTGCCCTAGCAGGTGGCCGAGTCACAGGTAAGGAGGCCGGTCCAGCTTCAGGAATGGGCGCTGTTGATTTCACAACACAGGATGGTCGAGCTGGTAGTTCTAAGTTCTACTCCCAGAAGTCAAACATTAGTCAAGCGATCAGTGGGTTTGAGATTGGGCAGGAAGTTCAATACATAATCGCCCTCAAAAAGCAGACAACTGGCCAGATAGGAAAGGTCAGTGCAGCTGGTGGCAGCGATGCTGCTAGGATTATAGCAGCAGATATCTATTATCTCAGTGTAACTAAAACGGATGATGCATCGTTTGATGTTAGGAAAGTTGTTAGGTCTGGTGATGTTGGGAGAACAAATTTGTTTAGGCGACGCAACTTGACCAAAGATGGTAGGTTGAGACTTGGTGACTTTATCAATGAGGGGACTTTCCTGTCGACAATGTTTGTTGCGGAGACAAGAACAAAAACATTCAGGGATATGATTTACAAGTCAGTTTCGTCCAACATTAACAATGTAAAGAGACAGATACTAACAAATCTCCAATCATTCTTCCAGGAGCTTGAAGTAGCTCAAGCATCTTGTAGAACCTTTGCAAGTTCAGGTGAGCTAGATGAGGGAACAAACACACTCACTGCTTTAGATGCAGCCGATAAGTCTTTCGAAGAGTTTGCTAATAAGTTAGTTGGTGCGACAATCAAAAAAGACTCATCCGAGAGAGAATTAGAGATTACAGAAAATAAAAATAATTTTGCAAAAATACTTGACAAAGCCATGCAAGAGGTTATATTAGAGATAATGAAAAAATAACTTTGGAGGAAAAGTGAAACATTACAAGAACGGTCAGGCCCTTAATTCAAAAATTATTGAGGGAGTTGACCTTTTAGCAAACAATGTGGCTACGACCCTGGGACCCCGAGGTCGTAATGTTGCATTGTACCACAAGGAACAAGACACACCTGTGATAACCAAGGATGGTGTCACAGTAAGCCGGTTCATAACGTTTGATGATCCGTTTATGAACTTAGGCGCACAAGTAATCAAACAAGCAGCTGAACAATCAGTTAACGTTGCTGGTGACGGAACTACTACCGCAACCGTGCTCGCCCGTAGCATCCTAAAGACAGCTCAACAATACCTTGTATCTGGTGTCTCCCCTGTGGAAATGAAGAGAGGTATGGACAAAGCGGTTGAAGCAGTTTGTGACCGTCTAACCGAGATGTCCAGACCAATCCAAACGGTTGAGGACATCAAGCATATTGCAACCATCTCTGCTAACAACGATAGTACTATCGGAACTCTGATCGCCACAGCAGTTGATAAAGCGGGCAAGGATGGCTCTATTCTCGTCGAAGAAGCGCGAAGCATGTCTACCTCTCTTGATCTTATTGAGGGCTTTAGATTTGATTCTGGGTACGTTTCTAACAAGTTTATCAATAATGAAAGAGCTGGTAAAGTTGACTATGAGAATCCTCTTGTCCTAATCACTGATGAGAAAGTTGAGCACATTGAGCAGGTCATGCCGACACTTGAAGTTGCAGCCCGCGATAACAGACCTTTACTGATCGTGGCTAACGATTTTGAGGGTCAAGCACTTGCAGCACTTATTGCTAATGCAGTCCGTGGTACGATGAAGATCTGTGCGGTCAAAGCTCCAAAGTATGGAGAGGAAAGAAGAAACATCATGAGGGATTTGTGTGCAACTATTGGTGCAACATTTATTACCAGAGAGGACGGTCTTGTTTTATCTGAGGTAAAACTAAATCACTTTGGTGGCTGCAAGAGAGTCAGTGTTCTAAAAGGCTGGACAACAATCGTAGGAGGAAAAGGAAATGGTGAGGAGATCGATACGCGCATTGAAGCGATTAAGAACGAGATACAACAGACTGACAACCTATCTGAGTGTGAACGACTTCAAGAACGTATCACTCGACTTGCTTCGGGAGTCGCAGTTATCAAAGTCGGAGCAGCCACAGAAATCGAAATGATTGAGAAGAAGCACCGTATTGATGATGCTCTGGAAGCCGTTAGGGCTGCTAGGGATCTAGGAACCCTCCCGGGTGGGGGTGTAGCCTTGCTGCGTGCGACAAGTGGCCTGACGGTCGATACAGACAATGAAGAGCAAGCTATTGGCGCCACAGTTATCCTACAGGCATGTCAGGCACCTATCAGGCAAATGGCTACAAATGCTGGTGAGTCTGCAGACATAATCGTATCTAGTGTCTCTAAACAAGAGGGAGACAATGGTTATGATTTCTTGAGAAGAGAAGTGGTAAATATGTATGATCGAGGCATTATTGATCCTTGTAAAGTTACAACGTCAGCTTTACGGAACGCAGCATCCGCTGCCGGTACATTACTAACCACATCGCATGCTATTGTTGATTGCTAGAACTATTTATATCGGAGGAGTCCAAGATGGATGAAGTTGAAGTAAGAGACTTGAAAGATGCCCTAGTTCGTCTCACTATGCAAATAGAACAGATGGCGAATAAACAAGATGAAATGCTTGAGGACGTTAAGAAGATTAAGGAAGCAATATATAATCCTGACCAAGGTCTTTATGCTAGGCTTCGTGACCTAGAGCAGTGGAAAGAGGGTGTAAGTAAGTTTACTTGGACTGTTGGCATTGCTGTTGTTGGTCTAATTATAGAGTCCATCTACTCTGGTATATTTAGCTAAAGTATTTGACAAGTATGTAAAATTATAAAATACATCTTGGAGGTAAAGTGAGAGTAAAAATAGCGTATTCTGTTGAACTAGACGAGGTTGATACAGAACTGAATGAGATTTCAAGCGGAATTGTTCTAAAAATAAGAGAAGCAGCCGAAAAAACCGAGAAGGCTTTTGATCTTTTACTGGAGCATAAGAATAATTATGGAAGAAGCACAACTATCGTCGATGAAGCCAGACACTCTTTGGCTAGTGCTGACGCTACGTTAGCTGAGATGCAAGCAATCCTAAATGCCTTGCAGACACACTATGAGGGGGATAGAAATGTTCGTGACGGGCGATCTGGTATGGATACCACAAGGCACTTACCTAATGAGAAAAAGGAATGAGAGTGATAACTTATTCTCGAATGCAGAGGTTACAGCAAAGCCAGTGATTGGAGTGTTTGTTGGTTCTACGGAGAATAAGAACTATAAAAAAGTTATGGTTGGTAATACATTTTATGAGATAAAAGAAAGGGAGATAAAGTTTTATGTTGAGAGGCGTGAATCCACATTGGCTTGTTGAGCTAGTAGAGGTTAGAGAACAAGGTGACTCTTACAGGCTTGTTGAGTTTTATGTAAACCCTAGCCAGATTGTTAGTGTGAGAGACCACTCCCCTAGCCAACACCTTGTTGAGCAAACAGGCAGAATTGGCCTAAGTGAACATATAGAATTTTCCACCGTTGAAATAAAAGAAGCAACAGGTAACAGACAACTTAGGGTTGTAGGATCAGCAAGGTCCATATACCTAAAGGTCAATAATAAAAAGGGCATACTAAAAGGATGAAATATTTCAAGATCATAGCTAAAAACAATTGCCCGTACTGTTTGCGAGCTAAGCTTCTACTTATTGAGCGTGAGGAGAACTTTGAGTTCTGCACAATCGACTGTAGCCCAGATCTCTGGGAAGCGTACAAAACCAAATACAATCATAGGACAGTGCCGATGATCTTTATAAAAGATACTGGTTCTAGAATTGAAAAGTTAGTTGGGGGCTACGATGATTTAGTTGGTTATTTTCACGATCTACAAAAAGGGGAAAAAAAATGAACAACCAAAGAGCCAAAAGCAATAACGGAAACAAGCAGTCGCTACCAATCCTAACTGGTCTTTTGATGAAGTTTTATACTTCTAAATTACAGACCGCTTCACGCTGCAAAGTAACACAGTTAACTAAAAAATAACGGAGATAATATGTTTTTATTACTTAGTCTGCTTTCATTAGCAGGAGAACCACCAGCAACAGTCGCCAAAGAAACAATTATTGTCGAGGATGCCCCAGAGGAAATCTATATCGATGACGCAACAATAGACGACAAAACTGGTAGGCTTAGCCCTGCTGTTATAAATGCAATCATATCTGGTGCAGCTGCACAATATGCACATCATTACTTCAACGTTGATAATTATGAACCTTTCATATTTGATAAAAGCTCGAATGAATATGAAGAAGATTGTGACTATGAAAAAAATGCCCAAGCCTGTTCTAGAGAGAGTGAACACTGGATTGTGAAAACCCACATCCAACTCACAGACGAAGTGTTGAACGTTGTTATGAAAATATACGACCCTACCGGTAGACTCAGGGCATCTTCTGCGAACACGGAAATAATAAAGACAGTATGCCGTCAGCCACCACGAAGGAGGGTCCCCCACCCTACTCAGGGCTCAGTTGCTTTTGACCCTCCAGAGGAATGTAAAGAGGTAAATCCACGCCTTGTATCACCTAGTTTGAGACAATCCATCAAAATTTTGCTTAGTAACGTCCGCCCGTAAGCCCGACAGCTTCGGGCTTTTTTCATTTTTGTGCCCTAGTTATTTATGAGGGCAACAATATGAACTTAAAAATTTTATTCTTATTTATAGTGCTGTGTCTGAACACATCTTTTGCACATACACCTGAGTATTCCAACACATACCACAGGGATGTAAATCCATTTTCAAACGTTGGTATGAAAAATGCAATAAGATCATCCGTGCAGATACACGCATTCAAGGAGGGCAAACCTTTCAGCTTTGGCTCTGGTAACTATTTTAGAAGCGGTAAATATAGATTTATCCTGACGGCAGCACACGTTATTGATGATGCAGATAGCATACTAGTTGTTGAAAGAAGCATGGATGGTGTTTTAGCAACCGTTGCTTATCGTGACGATAATACAGACATCGCTATATTGAGAATTGAACAAAAACTAAAGCACACTAAACCAATTTATTACAGGAAAGCCATACAAAATCTTGTGGGAGAGCCTGTGTATTATGTTGGTCATCCTGCTGGGGTCACATTCTTTGTTGAGGAGGGGATCTACTCTGGGTATCACCAAGACAAACTTCTTGTGAACGTTTTTGCCTTTCCTGGCTCAAGTGGATCTGTTCTTTTTGATGATGATGGTAGGGTGGTAGGAGTCCTATCCGCAGTGAAAGCAGAACTGGTGGCAGGCATATTCCCAATGTACCTAACGCAGCTCGCTCTTGCTGCCGACATTAGTTATTTGGAAGGAAAAGAAATAAGGAAATTTCTAAAGAATGCAAAATAAATCTCAGACAATGGACGACAAATATAAAGTCGGTACTTTGATAGATGATAACGGCAAGATAGGAATCATCTATAGAGAAATAATGGCTGGTACTTGGTCAGAAAATCCTTTGTTCAACTGGAGAACAAATTATGAAATTTATTACTCGGATGGTATGATTTCTATAATGGGAAAAGAGACAATAGATAAACTAGTTGCAGATGGCACAATTCAAATCTTGGAGGTTCCGGAGGACTGATTAGCCACCACCCCTCCACTGAGGGGTTTCACTTTTTGTAGGAGGGCAAAATGTGGGGTATGAAAAAAATGATTTAGTTTTAGTGTCTGATAGTAAAAGGGCTTTTACTTGTGTCGTGCTTCACGAGAGGCTCCCTGACTACTTTCATGGTGACCTAGGTCCCTTTTACTTTTGCTGGGTCATAGAGCTTTCATCATACATTGTTGTCTATGAATATGAGATAATTGAATTTCTGGCTAGTAACTTTGAATTAGATTTCCTACCAGATTTTGACTTCAATAATTATTTGGATGAGTATGATTTGTTTGAGAAAATAAAGACCGCTTTTGACGACAAGGATCTTTAGTCCAATAAATTATGTTATCTATTCGATAAATGCGAGATGCAATCATATATATTATATGAAGAAGCCCCACTACGACCCCTATAAACATTCTTACAGCGTTGGTGATTTAGTGATTTACAAGGGAGAGTTCTTGAGTGATAAGGATGAAGTTGGGATTGTTGTTGCAGTTATGGACCTATTGCACGATGGAATGCTAATATACGAAGTCGAAACACCCAGTGGTCGCGATGTCCTAACGCACTTCGATGCTCAGTGGTTACTTGAACCTTACGATGAGTACAAAAAAAAATGTGAAAACAAGAAAAAAGCTATTGACAAGCTCAAAAAACTTGATATACTACCAGTAGGACACGGAGACAATGATTAGAACTGGCGACCTAGTGAAACTAAGTGATGAAATATACGAACCTGAGATCGTTCAAGACTGGGGTATCGGTACGGTGGTACGTGTGTCTATAGCGTATAAGACAATATCTGTCTGGTGGTGGAAGCAAGGTTTTGAGCGCGTGTTTGCAACTAAAGCAGTGGAGGTATTATGATGATTGTCGGTGATCTGGTGTTCTATAAGATACTTCTAGGGTACGATGGTACTGGTAGCGTGTGGACATGGAAGGAGGGCATAGGGCATATAACAGGCGCAGTCTTTCTAGAGGACGGTGAAATGTTCTATGAGATAATAGATGCGGAGGGAGAGTATCACGAGGCCCTTGAGGAAGAGATTACAAAAATATAAAAAATACTTGACAGATGTTGTTGTGGTGTTATAATAATCTATGAAAAAAAATATAACCTCTAAATCTTCACTGGAGTTTGGTTCCCTAGTTCGACACAAGAGTAGTGGTTCAATCGGTATAGTGGTGTATGTTTCCCCTACGCCCGAAGCCATTCATCATATTGAAGTATGGCTATGTGATGATAATAGCACCAGATGGTGGTCGCACGAGTTTTGTGAGGTAATATGCAAGTAGGTGACTTAGTGTTGATAACGTCAAGTGATGAGCAACTAAAAATGGTGGGTCTTTATATTGGTAGACCATACCACTGTGAGTTTTCATACAAACTAATGTATGAGGGTAGTAAGATCGCAGACTTTGATATAAGATTTTGGAAAATAGAAGTTTTGTCTTGACAGATTTTGTAAACGTGATACATTATAAACAACCACGGAGGAAACATGGCTTCATTCACTCATTACGAAAACGCAACACCCTACAGATTTGACGGTGGTGTCCATCCCCAAACAGGCGATCTTGTAATCGTAAAGACCACTTTGTTTTTTGGCTCTGATATGCCGATGTTTGTGGTCGGGTATGTCGTAGAAGCACCTGATAACTGTCGCGATAATGATGTGGTCATTCTGCTCAATGGCCAGACACGCGACATACATTACAGTTGGCTAAGAAAAGTTTCCTAAAATACTTGACAGACTTTTTTATCGTGTTACAATAATAATGAACCCTATCATTGGAGGTCGTTATGGGCCGCTTCAAAGAATGTATTCATTGTGGAGATACCTTTAGACTAGGTACTCCACGTAAAAAGCGAGTTGGTGGTAAGATCAATGAGTGCCCTGATTGTGTGGAGGAACTAGGAACCGAAACAGCACCAGTAATAAGGGGCTTTGTTTCTGGATCTGCAAAGCAGGCCGCAATCTCTTTCGTCAGGTTCAATGATGAAAAAGATGCTATTCGCTACGGCAAAGCATGGAGAGCCAACTCTGGCTGGAATAATCGACGTTCTGGTGGCTTGAACGATGTAACGTTCACTCACGCTGGAGCAAATGCAACTGAAGAACCAAAAAAGAAAGGAGCTTGATATGACTGATACAACCTTGAATAAAGCACAAAAGTCCGTCCAGCGGATGGTAGAGAGACTTACTTTGACCGAACTACTAGTTAGTAGTATGGAAATGATAGAAAACCTGCCAGAGGATCAAAAAGATCCAGCTTGGGAAGCGATCTTCTTACTTATTGAGGGAGCCAAGCAGAGCGGAGTTCTTGTCGCGGAGGCCTGATGTGGAGTTCGAGATAGGTGATCTGGTTATTGACCCTGACCTAGGCATCGGCCTAGTTACTGAAGTCATGGTTGACGACAATGACTTTGATGGTCTTATCTATCTCGTTTTCTACGCAAAAGTAGATCAGCATATCTTAGAGTATGCTTATGAACTAATACCCTACTCCCCCGGGCACAGGGACTAACACAGGAGAGCTAATGGCTAATCTCGCATTCAGCAAAAAAGAACCTTGGGAACAAGCCGAGGAAGCTATGACCAAACATATACTTGACCAAACCGACGGAGCATTTGAGATAAAAAATAAGAATGGTGCTTTGCACGTTTATGCGGAGGGGCCTGATACTGTACCTCTAGGCCCAGCGGGGTATATGATAGACCCCCCATCCGCGTATCATAAAGGAGCAGACCTACCAGTTAGATTTATGGGCTGGAGATGTGTATATTTCACCGTACCTCACGGCTATTTGAAGTATATGTGGACGAAGATAGGTGATGATTGATGGCTGCTATACTTCAAGAGGGTGATCTTGTTTGCTTTTATGGTAGCCGTCGTTTAAACGGTAAGCCTGAAGATTGGGGTATCGTAACAAAAGTCACCAAAGGCGGTGCGGTAGTTTACTGGTTCAGGGATATGGAGACAACTGTCGAGCATAGGGTGGTGCAACCAAGGTCGCATCTTGTGAAACTGTCTTAGACAACAAGAGGGGGTTGTGATGCAAATAAAAGCAGGTGTTTTAGTAAAGTGGTCGGTTCCTTGGTTAATCTCGCAAGAACAGCCCCTCCGAGGTATGTACAAAAGTCAGATTGGATTTGTTATCGAAAAGACAGATAAGCCGAATGGCTGCTGGCTTGTTTTCTGGAGTGATGGGGAGGAGAAGTATGTCCACGACAGTTATTTGGAGGTAATGTGAAACAGCGTGCCTATGCAAGACGACCATTGCTTGGTGATTTAGTTGCGCAAGACAAAGAGCACAAGAACCGAGTAGGAGACAAGTGGGGCATCGGCACAGTTGTTGGTTATGACTCGGTTTACATAAGAGTGTATTGGCCAAAGTTCAATCTTGTTCTTTCGATGAGAAGAGAAGAGTTGCAACTGGTGGCCTAGTTTTTTATACTTTTTATTTGACAGATACTACCACCGTGATACATTATTTGTGTAACCAAGAAAAACGGAGGTAATATGCAAGTAGGAGACTTAGTGATAATAAAAAACAGTTGGTATCTAAAAGGCCAAATGGGTGTGATAACTAAGTATGTCAAGAAAAAATCACTGCCTGATACTGTGCAGGTATATATTCCCAACCCACCACCAGAACAACCAAAAAACTGGGCTTGGCTACAATACTATAACGTGGAGCTACTATGCAAGTAGGTGATTTAGTACGATACACACACGATGATCGTATCGGTGTTGTTGCCGAAGTGTATGGTTTAGTTTGTGATATGGCTACCATATTTCTTTGTAATGGTGAATATGAGCTAATCTATGGCGACGAGGTGGAGTTATTATGCAGATAGGAGATATAGTATGTCTACCCTGTAAACGAGAGATTGGTCTAGTTATGCAGGTTGGTGATGGGGTAAACGATGATATGATTTATGTTCATTGGACCGCTGGTACATTTGCTGGCGAAACTGAATGGTGGGTTATTTCTCTACTGGAGCTTTTATGAAAGTGGGCGCACTAGTGAGACACGTTGTCCACCGCGATGCAATCGGTATGGTAGTCGAGGAAAAGCTGCCGTCTATAGCTGGCTTGGTAAAAGTCCAATGGTTCACTATGGGATGGGGTTACGCTTGGATACGCCCCAAAAACCTCGAACTTATCTCTAGTTGACAAAAAACTTTACCTTTTTACTTGACAAACATTACAGCCGTGATACATTACTAGTACCCACCCAAACACAGGAGAGACAATGAGTAAGAAGCGAAAAATAAAAAACCCTTTCAAGCTCACACTATCTGAAGCAGTTCTGATTGCTGAGGGGGAAGTGGAGGTAGAAGAGGACAAGTTTATTGCAACATGGCAATACCTAATCGATACAGGACACGCTTGGGAGCTGCAAGGTTTCTATGGCCGAGCAGCAGCAAGTATGATACAGAATGGCCTTTGTACAATGCCTAAACAACCAGAAGATGGAGGAAACAATGGAAGCAAATAACGAGATCAACATTAGCATTAGCGTTAGCGATGACTTGCTAAAGAAAGTGATGGGTATGATGGTTACCCTCAACCAACCAGCACCGATGGGAATACCAGCAGCGATGCTTGGGGCCTTGGCTGGCCCGCCACCATCAAAAAAGCCAAGTAAAGAAGATAGAACACCAATAGGGTTTGGTCGCCCTGAAACCACTAACAACGAGGAGGACGCAAATGACTAGTAAACTAAAACCATATAGAGCAACCACTGAGGAAGCTATGATCATATTTGACCATATCTACGAGACAGTGCAGCACAACTTCAGCTACAGTATGTTTTATGGCGATAACTTTGAGATAACATGCAACCGCACAGGTGATACAATCGTCCTAGGAATGTGGTCATTCCGTGACCCAGACAGCGTTCTGGTAGCATTTCATAAAGATTTTCTATAAAAAAGTTTATCTTTTGACTTGACAGATCTCAGCAGCGTGATACACTATGGACACAACCAACAAACATTGGAGGTCAAATGACCATTACAATCGAACAAATCACAAAAACTGCTGAGATCTGTGAGGGTCTTGGCAAGGCTAGTAAGGCACACGTTTTACGGAGCATCGCCGACCAGTATGTTGAGAAAGGACAAATCAGTTCTCGACAGATTGAATGGTGTCAGGAGCAAATCGAAGCATTCCCTGTTGAAATGTACGAGGAGCAGGTAAGAAAGCGTAAAGAATGGCATAGACTGTGGCGTACCAAAGATGAGCAGTTTCTCAAATGGATTGACTTCTTGACCCTATTCTATGTGTCTAGCCGTTACTCTCAGGGACCTCACAGCGGACACATTGAATGGTACAAAAGCTGCGCTTCAGAGTTACGACGGCAGCTAGAGATGTATCGTCAAGGCCTTGATGTTGATCTCCATTTACCTCGCCTTGAGAGATTGGAGGGCACTAAGCTCCGTGATAAGTTGTGGGGCTGCTTCAACTCTACCCCCCTATATGGGGTAGGTGACCTAGTGTCCATACGAGGAACCGCTCCCACATTCTCGTCTTGGCGCCTTATCAGTTACAGTCACGATAAGTTCCGTGACGGTCTGCATGGCTATCAAGACCGTAAAGTTGCAAAGCCTTACAAGACAGCCCTAGTTGCCGAGGTTCTAAACGCTACGTTTGCCTGCCGTCAGATACACAAATCAAAAGGTAGCACCCGACTGTACAGGATTGTAGCATTTAGTGCAGGTCAGTCTGATGAGACTTGGGTTTGTGAAAGCGATATAAAACTGGTCAAATAGTGGAGGTAATATGCAAGTAGGTGATTTGGTAAAGAGCAACTATCCCGATATGCAGGGAGCCATGGGTATGATTATTGAAACTAGGTCCGTGACCTATTGGATGAGCGGAAGCACCCAGCAATACAAAATCGATTGGGTGGATAGAAACCGCCAGCCTATCGGTGTAATGTGGATGACTGCTGAGAAGTTGGAGCTACTATGCAGATAGGTGATTTGGTGATGCACACCGAGGACAGGAGGTTTGGAGTTATCACCAGAGCAGCCACCGACAGTTACCCATTTTTTGTTGTTGATTTTGTTGAGGGCGGCATGTGCCTGTGTTCCTCGCAATCGTTGATAAAAGTTTCATAAAAAAACTTGACAGATACTCCTACCGTGATACACTGTATATGTAACCAACAACAATGGAGAGACAATGACTGATTATTCAATCCCATTCAATGTCGCTGACCTATGCACATTCGGCCCTGAGCAGGAGTTTGGTATTGTGCAAGATATACTGACGGCACAGTTACCTGACTTTGCTATCGTAGTCCTGTATGTGCCTAATCCACACCCTGATGTGAGAGGTTTGCACACTAGACACGTTTATATGAGCCCGAAGCACGTCGGTGGCTGGAGACAGCATAGCTCAGGCGGTTTTCTATTGACCAACATTACCACGGGGGAAACATGGAAGTAGGCGACTTAGTAACATTGTCATCAAAGGGATGGTTCAACAAGGGCAACATTGAAGTCCGTGGAAAAGTGGGCGTTATTATCGAAATCGGAGGGCCGTGCAGGTACCCATACCAAATCAAATGGTTCAACGCCTCAAGACTTCATCACTCTCGTGGTCTGCTCAGAATGAAGAGGTATGAGATACGAAAAGTTTGAGAAAAGACTTGACAGATTATTTTATCGAGTTACATTGAATATACAAACAACAACCGCATAGCCTTGGAGGGCAAATGCAGATATATGATGCTAGAGGAAGTAGAAAAGGTACTAACGCTTGCAGCTATTGCAGGCAGCATGGTCACAATGTAACAAAATGTCCTCACGTTGCACCCGATTGGGCTTCATGGCAGCGTATGGAAGTTCCCCTGAAAGACCCTGATTGTTGGGTGCATAAGATGCCAACCAACAGATATGGTAGAAGCCACTATTATAAGATACCAAGGTATTGGGGTGAATGGTATCAAAATGCTGCGAATGCTCACGCCAAGCAGGAAGCAGCTAAGAAAAAATCTGAAACACCTCGGCAGCAACGTGGCCCGAGGAAGTGTGGGTTTTGCGGAGAAGAGGGTCACACTCGTAGAAACTGTGCAGAGCTACTGGTGTTCCGAGAGAAAGCAAACAGAGCTAATCAAGCAATCCGTCGATATGTATACGATACGGTGATTGCCGAGCATGGCATTGATAGGGGAGCTTTGATCAACCCTAGGCGACACGTTTATGATTGGCAAAATCGAAGATATGTTGAGGATGACGATGGTGTATGTACTGTGCTTAGAGTTGCTTGGGACAGTGTTAGTGTAACCATCGATAATGCAAACTTCCAGCTCGACCCAGATCTCAGAACATCACTGACTGTGACCTACCTAACCCCTGCCGGAACACAGAGAAACATGTCAATCGACATCAATGAAGCAATCACTGGTCCTCGACCAGAGCCGACAAGTCGATACCATACTCTCTCAAATAAAACTTGGATCAATCAGGTCATCTCGCCATCTCCCACACCCCTAGATGAGGAGTGGGTACGTGATGCAAGGCAAGATGCTTTTGACTGGTTATCCACAAAGCGAAGTAAAGAATGGCTAGAAAACAGCAAGCTGGTGGAAACTATTGAACGATGGGCAGCTAAATACAACAGTGAGGATGGGCAATGAACAACATTATCGGTAAACTATATCGCCACAAACAACACAATGATGAATACTGGGTAATCACGGAGAAGTTTGTTGCTGCTGGCACAGGCAGGCCATCTCTCAAACTGAGACTGACCAGCTCCAGCAGCAGACTAGGCAACGCAGCAACAGGGATTACTCACATATATGAGGATTGTCTGCATCACGAATATGAGGAAATCTAAACTTTTTTCTTGACAAATCTTACTACCGTGATACACTACCTATGTAACCCAAACAAGGAGACACAATGCAAGTAGGAAGTTTAGTCAGATACCAGCACAAATACCCAGACGGTATGGAGGTAGACTGGATTGGAATAGTGATTGACTGTGAGATTGACAGCATTGGGAGGATTGTTCCTCATGTTCAATGGAGCAACGGAATGAAACAATGGAGATACGATATGAGGGATTTGGAGGTAGTATGCAAGTAGGCTCAGTTATTAGAGATGATATACTAGACAGGTTCGGTATCGTCGTCCTCTTGGACACTGATATGGTCAAAGTCACTTGGAGCGATGGGGATTCCCATTGGGCTTGGGTGCATCATTTGGAGGTAATATGCGAGTAGGTGATTTAGTAAATGATGGGCTTGGTAACATTGGTATCATAACGGTGGCCAATAAAGACTTGCCGTTGCCCTATTTCGCACAGTTTTTCAATACCTATGATGGTTACGACATCACTGGCTGGTACACAGACGGAGACTTGGAGGTAGTAACATAATCTCAAAAAAACTTTATCTTTTTTCTTGACAGATACTCCTACCGTGATACACTGTATATGTAACCAACAACAACGGAGACAAAAATGCAAGTAGGTGATTTAGTGCAGATAGCCCCAGCGAGGAAAGAATGCTCAATAGGTATTATTCTAGAACAGGCCCCGACTAAGTTCCACGGTAAGCAGAGACTTTTAGTCCATTGGTTCAACCCTAACGGACTGGGTGTGCCATCGCTGGTTGCTTGGGAACACAGCGATAAACTGGAGGTAATATGCAAGTAGGGGATTTAGTTATTGATCTTTCACTGGACAGCACAGCAATCGGGATGATTGTCACTAATGGGTTCTATACAAACATTGGAACTCCGTTTGACTGGGGTGTTTTCTACTTCGTGACTGGAGACATACTGGGTGCGGATACCTATCATTTGGAGAGGATATGCAAGTAGGTTCATTAGTAAAGTTCAACGAAGAGCGTTTGCCCTATGTTCTCGGCCCCAGCAACGCAAAGCATTACAAGGGCAAGATAGGTATTATCATTGAAGCCAAGGATGACCACAAAGAACCGACCTCCAGCACACTGTTCAAGATACATATAGATGGAGAGAACCTTGAATGGTTCGTATGGCACGAGCTGGAGATGGTATGCAAGTAGGCGATTTAGTAAAACACAACTCTAAGCTCTATAGTGAGCCTTACTTGGGCATCGTACTCGATACGACCTGTGTGCAAGCTAATGTTTGCTGGTTCACTTCTCCGTCTGGTGATGCCTTTTCAAGCTGGGTGTACCTCCGTGCGCTCGAAGTCGTAGCATAATCTCAAAAAAACTTTATCTTTTTTCTTGACAAAGATCATAACCGTGATACATTACTAACATCAACGGAGGGAACAATGAAAAAGAAAAAAAATAAAAAAGTTCCAAAGCAACGTGACTGGCTCGTTGTTCACGCAAAAGGCCTGTCGGGGCGCAGGGGAGCCGGTTTTCATAAAGACCAGCGCAAAGAGCAACAGCGTCGAGCCTGCCGAGGTCAAGTAAGAAACTGAAAAAAACTTTACCTTTTTACTTGACAACCTTTTGATAACTAGTTACATTAGAGACATAACTCAAACAATCACAACAAACAAAAGAGGTGGCCAATGGCTATTGATTTCAAAACTATGCTAAACGTACTTCCTGCTATCACCGATGCTCGGTATCCTGTTCTTATCCGTGGTCGTCACGGTATTGGTAAATCTACTATCGTCTATCAGTATGCTGAAGAGCACAACCTCCCTGTGGTCGAGCGGCGAGCTTCTCAGATGACTGAGGGTGACCTACTTGGGCTGCCGAAAGTTGAGGGTAACGTCACCACTTGGCTTCCACCAGAATGGCTCGCAGAAGCCTGTAACAACGGCGTTATCCTGTTCCTCGACGAAGTTGATAGAGCTACTATGGAAGTCCGTCAAGGTATCTTCGAGCTTTGCGACAGCCGAAAGATTGCCGGTCAGCATCTGCACCCTGACACCCTTATCTTTGCTGCCGTCAATGGCGGTGAGCATGGCGCTCAGTATCAGGTTGGCGAAATGGACCCTGCCGAGCTTGACCGTTACACTGTGTTCGATGTTCAGCCAACAATCGAGGACTGGTTAGGTTGGGCCGATGGTACTGTATCTCAGGTTATCTGGGACTTCATCAACAACAACCACCAGCATCTTGAACATACCGATGATTACGAGCCAAACAAGGTCTATCCGTCTCGACGGTCTTGGGAGCGATTGGACAAAACACTCGCTGGTCTGGGTAAGATTGAAGCAAACGCAAGCCTGTATCATATTGCTAGTTCGTTTGTTGGCTTTGAAGCTGCCGTTGCATTCCGTGACTTTGTTGGTAACTACAAGTCTATCGTCACCCCGGAGGACATTATCGACGATGGCCGACACGATCTTGTTGTTGACTTCAAGATCAACGACCACAACGCTCTCATCGAGAGTATGGTACAGCAAAAGTGCTTCGACATCGAGCTAGACGAAAACCAGCTCAAAAATACTGCAACCTATATGGTTCAGCTCCCATCTGAGCTTGCTATGAACCTGTGGAAGCATATCACCAGCGGAGCTAAGGCCATCGAGAATGCCGGAGGTATTCACAAGTGTGACCTTGGTGACGATCTCCCAACCGTAAAAGAGTTTATGATGGAGGTGCTCGCTGCTAAGAAGTAAGCGACCCCACGGCCCCCGAGAAATCGGGGGTCAACTATTTTTTTCATTTTTTTATTTGACAAATGCCTAGAACCTGATACATTATCTATGTAACCAACAAACATTGGAGGTCAAATGACCGATAAGCAACCATTCGATTTGAACAAGGTAACATGGCAGTTGTTACAGAACGAGCCTTTCTTTGCTGCTCTTTCTCGTCGCATCCACAAGTCCTCTACTACCGCTATACCCACCGCTGGTGTACGTATCAACAAAGATACTGCCCAGTTTGAAATGGTGTATAACCCTGCTTTCTTCGAGGATCTCGAACCAGTAGAGCAGCGCGCTGTTCTGAAGCACGAGTTTTACCACCTCATCTTTCAGCACGTCACTGGCCGTCTCCCTCCGGAGGGTATGTCCAAAATGTGGAATGTGGCGACTGACCTTGCTATCAACAGCTTCATTGCTGAAGAGCTTCCGGAGGGTGGTTGCATCCCTGGCATTGAGCCATTCCAAGATTATCCACCTGAGATGTCAGCAGAATGGTATTTCTCAAAGCTCCAGAATGATGAGCAGTTCCAGCCAAAAGATGATGACGGTGATGGTCAAGGTCAAGGCCAAGGTGGTGGCGATGGTGAACCAACCGATGGCCAAGGCGGTTCTGGTGGCGGTCTACCTGATAGTCTGGATGACCACTCAGGCTGGGGTGACGTTGACCAAGAGACACGAGCTATGGCCGAGGAAAGGCTCAAAGATGCAGTCCGTAAAGCATCCCAAGAAGTCAACGAGGGCGGTCGTGGCTGGGGTTCAATCTCAGCATCCTGTCGCAAGCAAATCCAAGATATGGTTACCCCTCGCGTAAACTGGCGGTCTGTGCTTCGTTACTTCATCAAGACATCACAGCGAGCTAGTAAACGATCCACTGTTCGACGCATCAATAAGCGGTTCCCCTATATCCACTCAGGCAAAAAAGTCACTAGACAGGCGAAGATTGCGATCTCCATTGACCAATCGGGTTCGGTTTCTGACCAGATGCTTGCTACATTCTTCGCAGAGCTGGAGGGTTTGGCTAGATATGCTGAGTTCACAGTGGTTCCATTCGACACTGAGGTTGCCGAGGACAAGGTATATATCTGGAAAAAAGGTCAACGCAGAGAATGGGAGCGTGTGTCTTGCGGTGGTACAGATTTCGATGCACCGACCAAATGGGTCAATGAGCGACAGTTTGACGGTCACATCGTGCTCACCGATATGGAAGCTCCCAAGCCAGTACCGTCCAAATGTCAGCGTATGTGGATGACCACCCCAGAATGCAAAGACCGTCAGTATTTCCAAACGAGAGAGCGAGTTATCGCCATTGACTAAATGCGGTCATAAAAGCCCTTTAGACGTTAGTAAAGTCTACTGGGCTATCCATACCCTACCTGTAACCTTCTGTGCGCTCAGAGAGCGTTTATGGAGCTTTTATGAGCTGGTCAAGACACACTTTCACCGTTAGAACAACCACCGACCAACAGACCGTAACCCTACACAGCCTTGTGATATACCCTTTCGTCATCCACCGCAGGGTAAAAGAGGGCCGTGGCGGTCGATGGGTGGTGGATAATGCTAGGCAAACCAGAGGTTATGTTATCACCCACCTACTTACTGGTGCATCTGTCGCTCAGAGCAGAACATGGTCCTATCGTGGAGAGAGAGAGGTTCTAACAATGGTACAGGCAAGGCATCGCGCTATAGAGGTCGCAAAGGAGCTGACGGTTTATCCTGAGTTTCTCCTTTCAAACGTTGAGCTAGTACAGTCTGGGCCGAATAAAAACTCTATTAGGTCGCTGGTAAAGACTTTATGGGACTAGTAGAGGGAAAACTGTATCTGGTGAAGCGAGACAAACAGTACGTAATCGCGATGTTTACAGGCTTTGAGGATGGTAGACACCTAGGTGTGGATTGGCGATGGTCAATATGGCTCGGTCCTGACGGTATATTCCGCATCCCAGCTTCGGATACTTTTCTGACCTGCACCGAGCTTGACTCGGAGGAAACGTAATAGTTGTTTTTTTTCTTTTTTTTTCTTGACAAATCCCAATAGGGTGATACA